GAAATACTGATAAACTTATTTGCTCTTTAGGAGCTTCAGCTTTTCTTTTCTCATACAAATTGTAAGTAATTTCAGAACCATCAGGCAAAATAACCATTAGCTCAGACAATGGGATAGTATAAGCAAAATAGTTATTACCACTAGAGTTAGTACCCTCTTTTACATCATATTCTTCAGCAAAATATGGATTTGTTTTATACTTAAAGAGTGGTCTATCTTCAAATGCAGGCTCTACACCTTGTTCTTTACCAAAGTCATCTCTGATAATATCAATAAACTCCATAAAGATATCTTCACCTCTCTTTAGTTCTCCGTCAAATAGCTGTACTTGCCTACCATACTTACCTTTCTGAAAAAAAGCAGTCTTAATGGTAAAGTAAGGATCAGATACTTGAGCTTTTCTAAACTTATCAGTGTGATAAGCAAAGAACTCTTTTTCTTTTTCTTTTCTACTCATAATTATAATTTAATTTTTGTTGCTTGTGGAGGTGTTTCTATTTCAATTATCCTCATGTTTTCTCTATCTAGCTTAAAGAAGCTTAATCTAGTTGTTCCATTCCTGGATTTTAAGAAGTGAAATGCAAGAAGATCTTCATCATTCACTATAAATCTTTCAGGACCATAGAACCTAATCTTTCTGATAGAGGGCTTATTAATACCAAGTACTACATCAGCATGTTGTAATAGAGCATCTGCTCCAAATAAATCAGAATCTAATACATAATTCCCATAGTCACCATCTTTGGATCTGTCTGGGTTATCTATATTCCTATTTAGCTGACTCAAGACAAGAAATGCCACAGGATAATGCTTTTTCATATATGTTAGAGCTTCCCCTAAAGCATATAATACTTCAAACTTATCCTTCTGACCCTTTCCTACTTTAAGTAGCGCTGAGTGGTCAATAGTAACCAGAGCATTTGTGTAGTTTCCATCTTCATCTTTGTGAGCTTCCATATAATAATGTATAGTAGCACACATCTCATCAACAGTACACGGATCATATACTACATCTATGACATCAGTCTCGGCAGTTTGCTCATAGTACTGAACGCATTTTAAGTATAGATCCTTATCCACAGGTTCCCCCTTGCTCATTAATGTATTGTAATCAGAAGCAGTATTCAGACTCAGCTTTCTGATACCATTGGTCTCATCAAGCATTTCAAACTGGAACTTAAGTACTCTAAACTTATGGTCTTTATTCTCCTCAATAATATCAGAGATTAACTGTTCCATAAATAGAGTCTTACCTGTTCCCGGTCTAGCACCAACTACGGTGATAGTTCTCCATTCCAATCCATCACAGAAGGCATCATTAAATTTGGGCCATGAACTTTTGAGTGACTTTAACTCACCAGATCTTCTAGCCTTCATTTTAAGAAGAGCTTTTCTTAGAGCGTCTCTCTCACTCACAGGCTTCAAAGCCCGGGCACCGTTATATAATTCTGCCATAATAAAGGATTTATTCTGTAAGTCTAAGCTTTATATCATTATATAAATAATGAGAAAAGCCTACTATAAATTCAATTGCTAAGAACTGCAAGATATTCATATCTATTAGGACAGTCTTAACTAGCAACCAGGATACAATAGATCCAAATGTTGCAATAAGAAATAACTTAAATCTAATCATACAATCTTTTCTTTAAAGAATACAGGTGCTTCATAATCATCTTGTGAAATCATATCACAATAAGTTGCTAGAGTAGAATCCCAGGTCTTATCTGTATTTTGCTTTCTAACAAAGTACTGTGAGTTACGCATGTAGTTGTATCTATTAATAGAATACTCTTCTACATATTTCTCAGTAGCTTGAATTACTATTTCCCATGAATAATCAAATGTTTCAAAGAACCATCTAAATGCATTCTCTAGACTTTTTACATTAACTCTTGCATAAACTCCACTTGGCAGCTTAGTTGCCGGGAAACATTCATTATAAGTTTTAATATTATCTAGAAAATCATCACCCATAAGGTTTTTAGATGTTTTCTTCTTAGACTTCTTGAAATAGCTTTCAATTTCTTGTATAAATATAAGACTATTACTTGACAATTGCAAGTCTTCTGTAATATAGTTACCTGATTTTAATTTAGCAACTTCAATAGAAGTATTAACTAAATCATTTGGAACTATCTTATTATGTATACAATACAATACATAGAATGCATTAGGACTAAGCCCAGCTTTTATTAGTTTGTTAAATACTTCTTGCATTACCAATGAATTGTATAGTTATATAAATGTTTAACAGTAGTCTGTACCTCTTGAAAGACACCCTTAGAATCCCACTTGCTACCATTATAAGCAGCACTTGCAGGATGAGAAACCATAAATTTAGTACAATTTTCTCCACACATATCTGCCCACTCCTGAGATTTTTTACCCATAAAGACATAAACTAGTCCCGGATGAAAGTTCTTAAAGTAATCAAACAAGTATGCTACAAATGGAGCCCATAGTTCATAATGCTTACCAATCTTACCAACTTCAGTTGTAAGAGCTGTATTAAGCATAAGAATACCCTGATTAGACCATTTCTTTAAATCCAGAGGTCTATCATAAAATGGGTATATCTTAGTTACTTCATCAAGAATAAACCTCAATGAGGGCTGTTCTTTCTCAGATTTACTACAACTAAAGGCAATTCCATCTGCTACACCTAGTGTAGGATAAGGGTCCTGTCCAACTATTACAACTTTTAATTTGTCATAAGGACACTCCTCAAATGCTCTAAATACATCTTTAAGTGTAGGAGTAAACCTTTGTCCATTATTAGACATATTATATAAGTCAGTTAGAATCTTTTCAAACTCTAAACTAAATATAAAAGGTTTAAGTACTCTACCCCAACCACTGGGTTCAAGTTTATTAAATATTTTTTGTTTATAATCATCAACGTCTAGTATATTACTCATAATCATGTATATTTGTTAAAAAAGTATAATATAATGGCTACTGTTAAAGAATTAAAGGATGATGCATTAATGAATGTTGAGGTAAATAAAAGCTTTTACTTTATGGTAAAAAATACTTTGTTTTACTTGTTTAGAAATATGGACATCAAAGAAGAAGATAGAGAAAAAGTTCTTAAAGAACTTATGTCTAAAAACTTCAATGACATGACACATTGGGAACAATCATTTTATGCAATTACTCTTTTACTTGCTGAAATTGAAAGACAAGCCAGTCAAACAAATCAGTATCAAGAAGTAGAAATTGATACTAAGCAAGATTAATATTAAACTCTCTACCAATTTGTATACAAGCTTCAATAGCTAATATCAATTCAGTTTTACTACAGTCTGCAAAAGACTTACAGTATTCAGCACCACCTGCGTCATAACATAGACCAGCATGTTGCTTTATAATAGTTTTCATTTCATCAAATGTATAGCCAGATTCTTTGGCTAATTCTCTTATACAAGCATGGACTTTAGCTAATTGTGCTACAGAACCATCATCTGATGTAATTCCCATAAACACCTCAACCTGTTGTCCTTCAGGTAACTTATCCAAGAAGATCTGATAGTTTAATTTTGATTTATCATCTGGATAAACCAACTTACCATCACGTTTAACTAGTTTTACTGTAAACATCTGTTAATTTTTTAGCAATTTGTTTGGCTAAATAAGGACTGCACTTGTATTTGTACATCACATAGCCGGCTATTATCTTTGGACTCATGATCTCTATGTCCTTATTGTCTAACCTTATTTCCTTTACTATGTGTTCTACTACTACATTTGCCATTACTTAGCTGCCATTGTCTGCATGAATATTTCATGGTTAAGTATCTCATGTGCATAGTTCTTAGCAATCTTCCAATATGCTTGATTTACTTTGCTATACTCACCATGCTCTTCTAATCTCAGGTTTCTAAAATTCTTGATAGATAAAGTAACCATATGAAGATTGTCCTGGTCCTCTGACTCAAGCATTCTAATCATATTCTTTATCTCAGTATCATTTATATAGTCCATTCTCTTTAGCAACTGTAGTTCTGCCATATATACAAATGGCCGGAACATACCTGCTTTACTACCTTTATGGTACATATACCATAGATAATGTAGATTCTGATCTACACCATCAGTAATGTTATAATGCTCTTCTGCAATCTGTGCAGAGAGTGCTTCCATTTCTTTTCTAATATCTGTTTCCATCTTAAAATATGTACCTAATTGTATTCCACGGAAGTATTCCAGTGTGAATCTGTCTAAACTGGTCAATGTATTGAGCTTTTCTTTTGTGCTCGTACCTGACATTCTTGCCACCATACTGAGAAACTTTTGCCTCTTGTATCTTAGGTGTCCAAAGAAATTCTTCACCCGGGAGTTTATGTTCCACATTGTACCAGTGTTTTGTTTCATTATGTGTTAAAAAGATTACCTCAGCTTTAACTCTATCATCAGCCCAACCATTTGATTTTGCTATACCATCTATTGTGTTAAACAATGACATATAACTCTGTAACCAATTATCATGAACAATAACAGGGCTAAAGTTCAAATGAACTTCATACCCTGCATTTAAAAAAAGTCTCACAGCAAAAAGTCTATCATATATACCTGCAGTATTTGGTTCTAGTAGTTTCTGTAACTCCATAGGCATCATACTAAATCTAATTCTAATCTTACCCTCAGGATTAAAGTCTAATAGATCCTTATTTACACACTTAGTAGCAAATGAACCCATAGCAAGTGGATGATCTCTAAAGAACTTAAAGATAGTCTTCCAATCATGATACTTAGCATGTAGAGCAAAGTCCTCATTACAAGAGATATCATATGTAATGTAATCTCCTGTTTGATTTGGTTTGTCCACAGTAGCAAAGAATGCATGTGAATTTATTTCTGTCAGGATATCCATGGTATTTGTTGCCACAGTTAATCCTTCCGGTTTATGCCTCTTCATGTAGCAATAGCCACACGAGTAAAGGCAGCCAAAACCAAAGGACGGACTGATAAAGTCAGTACTACGTCCTGATGGCCTAATAATCATACTTTTTCTAACGACCTCTTCTACAACACTCATAATCTCTTAATCCGCTGTACTTTTCCTAACACTTCTGTAGAAAAGATCACTTCAGGAAATTAATATATGACTGAGCTGCTCTCTTAGTGTCATACTGCATATCAAATCCTGCATTGTTTTTTACTGTCTTCCAGAAAATCCAGAATACTTTTTTCTTCACAACATACTTAGTAACAAAGCCATGTGTTTCTTCTACAATCTTGTAGTCTTTTTTGTTTACACTCATCATTCTAGGTTTAGGTTATAATCTTCTAAGATCCTTCTTAATTCTTCTCTCATTTTTTCAGCAGCTTCTACTTCTTCTGTAGTAGCTTCTCTGTTATCAATTTGCCCGTGCCTGACAACCTTTCTAAGTTCTTGATCAAGATCCCAAACAACACCCTTCCATTTATAGGCATCTAGTGCTGTTCTAGCATCATCTCTTTCTTCATCAGAGTCAAACTCTAGGATTATCTTTCCCATGTGTTAGTATTTTGGTTGGCCAATAGAAATCACACTTCTTTTCCTCAGCATTATATGGTGAGTCAATATATGATTGCATAGTACCATTTGATACAGCTTTGTGTCTATAACAAGTTTCTTTTAGAGGACATTCATTCCCCTTACAAAGTGACATATCAGGCATAATTACAGGATAAAGTTAAATAAAATATGTCCAAAGCCAATTCCGGCTAAAAAGTAAACAAGATTGTTTACCCATTTAGGATAGTTCTCCATGTTATTTTGATTTAAAAAAATAATTGTTGCACCATGGCAAATATAATTGCTACTAATGCTACTACAACAGTAACTCCTGTCACATAGAAGGAGTACTCTTCCTTTTGTCTTTGCCTCCAATTCATCTTATTCTGATTTAAAAGTTGTGTTTACTTTTTCAATAGTATTGAGATTATTAAAACCCAAGATACAACTATTACTGTTAGTCCAATGACACCTATGAGCATATATCCCATCTTATTCTGATTTAAAGGTTAGTTCATCATACGGGGTAATTTTTACCACATATCCTTTTTAGTTTTGTAAAGCAATTTGTACCACTTTTTGGTATATTTTGCTAAGTTTTACTTGTCTTCAATGTCAAAGTAACCAATAACTACCCCGGCACCTGTAAATGTACCTACAGTATAAACTATTTCTGCTTTGCCAACTGGTTCCCAGTTACATGTGCACATTTTGTATATGCATCTTACTTCTCCAAAAATGGCTAATCCCCATAATATAATTGGTAGTAATGTTATTAGAACTACCCCTGCTTTATTTCTCATTTTCAATAATTTTAAACACCTCATAAGCTTCTTCTTCTGCCCATGTAATGATTTCTTCTTCATCAGTATACATATCAAAAGATTGATGCATTAACTCATGCATTATAAGACCAAAAGTTTGTATGTCTGTTGTACATCTTGTAAGATTAATGTATACAAACTTAGGATCACCTTTTTCATAAATACCATCTTCTTGCGGTACATAATTACACCAACCTGCTATATAAGAGCTATCTGGAGTATTATAATGAACACTACATTCTGCAAGAGATAACCCATGCATTTCTTCTACATTATAATAAGTAAATACATCACAAGGATTATAACTTAATAAAAGTATATAAGCACCTCTAATTATTGTTATCATTTCTTGAATCTTTATAATCAATAATAAATCCTATTGCCACAATTATATTCATACCTAAGGACATAAGTATCTCATGTATGTCTTGATAGACATTTACTGATAAGTGTACATGACCTACCATCCAAAATGGTATGGACAAGTTTTGGCTTATCCATACCAATGTGTATTTAATAAAGTGTTTCATTTTGCCAGGTGCTCATAGTATGCAATCTTTCTGGGATTCTTCTCAGAACTCCAATCCGGAACCTTTACATAAGTATAAACAGTCTTAGTCTTGTTGTATCTAGGCTTTGTAAGACCTATAACAAACATGCCTATTATCATACCTATAGAAAGTATAACCATATTGTTTAGAGTACTACTAGTCACCTTCTTCATTGTTAATTCTTTTTAGGTCTCCTGTTTTTCCCCTGTCTAAGCTCTTCCTCCCAGTATTCCCTGATTTGTGCAACTTTTGTAATCTCTCTTGAATTCTCCTGTTTAACTCTGAATAGTCTAATTTTCTCTTGTTCTCTTTCATACTCTTCCCAATTGTAGATTTCTATTTCTTTCATTCTTGCCATATCAGCAAGAGTCATTTCTGCTGGTATTTGACCATCATTTTCATATACAATACGCGCATATAATTCTTTCATTCTTCCCATAACTTCATAGCTTTTTTCAGTAAGTTTCTAATAGTAATATCCATCTTAGCATCCCCCATTAGTTCTTGGTAAGCTTTTAGTTTCTTGTACATAGTATTCTCTAATGATACTACTACTGTACTACTTCTTCTTATCTTATTAGCAGAAGAAGGAAACTCATAAGGAAATCTCTGTATGAACTCACAGGCATTTGCACTAAAGGTAATGTCTCCAAACCTTAATAGATTATATGCATGTGATTTAGCTGCTCTAATACTAGAACTATCCATATTAAAAAGATCTGCAATATAAAAAGATGACTTACCATATTTGTAATGTAATATTCCAATTAAATAGTTTCTTTTATCAAGATAAGTTCTCTCCCGTTTCTTCATTGCAGACTTATTTTGGGATGCAAGAAGACGGCACTCATTTAGAATGTCTTCTAATGTGTAATCTTCCATAATTTTAAATTAGTTCTAAGTCAGCCTCTTGGACTTCTTGTTGCTCTTCTTGTAGTTCATAGATTCTAAGATCTAATGGAATGAATCTGTCTGCATCATAGTACTCATATGGGAAACAATCAGCAGACATTTGTACTTCTTTAAGAAGCACACCATACTTATCATCTTGTAAGCCCATCTTTACTACTTCAATTACAGTATATACTTCACCTTCTTTAATCCATTGTTCTATAGGAACTTTAGAAGGCTTTCTACTACTGTCAATGCATATCATCTTCATTTTCTACCATTTTAACTTTTAGATCTACTGCTTCAAGAAACTCTTTTATTGTAGATATCTGTGCCCAACAACCATGCTTTATAGTACATTGACCAGCTAAATCAGCTACAAGTGCACATTGTTCAGCTTGTTGAGGTTCATGACTACAGAATTTAATAAGACAAGCTACAACATAAGCAAAGCTATGTTCATCATCATTAAACAATATTAGCTTGTGATCTTCAGGTAGTTCCATAACTGCTAATTTACAATTTTACTCCATAATTTTTCCAGAGTATTTTACTCTGATCAAATCCTTCTAGTGCATCTTTAACCCACTTTTCATCTACTGTACCCATATAACAGAGTATATGTACAATGGCTTTATCTTGTGGATTAAGGCGTAGAAGTCTACCAATTCTTTGACTAGCTTTTCTTTCATTACCATATGCATGCATAATAATACCTTGTCTTAATTCCGGTATGTTAATACCCTCATTTAACTGCAGTACACATGATAACTTAGTAATCTTACCTTCTTTAAAAGATATAAGATTCTCTTCAGAGTTCTTATTACCACTGTGGTAACTAAATCTGCAGAGTCTATCAGCTTGGTCTTGAGTATTAGCAAATACAATACACTTAGTATTAACACTTTCCATTAACTTCTTAGTGTATTTCTCTTTACTTGGATACTCCATCATAGCTTTCATTCTCATTACTCTAAGCATTTGAGCAGGACCTTGACCCATATCTAATCTATTACACCAGTATCTATAGTTCTCTTTCTCTGAAGTAATAAAAGACTTGGTCTTCATCTCTACCTGATAGTTCTTACAGTCATTTAACTTAAGCTCATGTACAATGATTTGGTAATCATTAATGATTCCATTATCAATTGCATCATCAGCTTTAAAAGTATAGACTACAGGACAGAACTGTGATACCATCATACCTTTCTCTGAACTCTTGTGCTTAGGTGGAGTCCCGGTTAAACCCAGGATCCCACCTTTATACACATCAAGAAATACTCTGTGAGAGTCAAGAAGTGAATGGCACTCATCAAGATAGATATAGTCATACTCATTTGGATTACGCTTAGGTAGACCAATATAAGTAGAGAAAGTAATTCTCTTCAACAAATCTTGTTTACCAAATTTTACAGCATCATCAGACCAAGACTGGAAGATAGATTTCTTAGGAGCTACTACTAATACATTATGTAACTCACTAGTGTTCTTTTCAATATGTAATAGACCAACAAGGGTCTTGCCGACCCCAGTGCCTAATACTACGGAAATTCTCTTCTTTCCTTCTGTTGCTTTTAATGCTTCTTCTTGAATCTCTTCTCTTGTCATTTTGTTAAATTGAAAATATTTGCGCTAATAAACTCTTCAGCTGAAGAAGTATCACTCATAGCTTTAATAGTCTTAAGGTGTGTGTTAAGATTAGCTAAAGACTTTTTGTGGTTATAATTACCCCATGCACGCATGAATACTTGTAAAAACTGATGCTTAACCCAACGGTCAGCTCTACCAATCTTTAAGAAGAAATCATTGAATGCTTTAGCCATTTCCTGTGCTTCAGGATTAGTAATCTTAAACTTACCTGACTTTAGTAATTGACTTCCAGAAACAACAGAAGCATTGCCACGTGTACATATTGTTACTAACATTAATGGCTCAATGTCATACATATCACGTAAGTCAAACAACTGGTTATAATCTGGAATGTACATTTTAAATGCGTTAACATAATTCAACAGTGTCCAAGACTTAGAAGAATTATTGAGCATTGCCATTTTATGCACAAGATCAATCTTATTTGGAGTCTCAATGATAATAAATGGAATCTCTAATCCTTCAGCAGACAAAGCTTTAAATAAATGTTGACCATCAATAATATATAACTTTTCTTTACCGTCAATAAATTTTACTTTAACACAGATAATAGGTCTAACAACACCCATAGCTCTAATACTAGCAACCATTTTCTGGATATGCTTAGGATCAGGAATTCTATTAATGCCATCAAGCATAAAGAATTTGTTGTAATCTTTACTAAACTTAATTTTTTTCAATAATGCTAATGCATCTTTTAAATCATTTTTCATAATCAGAATTTTAAGTAATCATTTTAACCACCCTAATGTTCTAGCCTCTGATGGATGGGTGTGTATCCAATCATGGCAGTTTCTGCATGCTGCTTTCCAGGTTGACTGGACCAAATAGAACGCATCCCTGTTAGAGCCAGCGTATGTGTGGTGCACATCTGTGCTTCCATTCATACAGCCGGCCACAGAGACTTGACATATTGGATTTTCAGTAAGAAACCTTTCTCTCAATTTGAGATACTCTGCATCTTGCTTCTTTCTTTTAGAAGAGACCTGAGGGATTTTATAGTCAGTTGGTTTCTGTGAACTGTCACTATTAATGGCTTTTTGGCAACTCCAGCAATAACGGCAGAATTTGAATCCCTCAGAATTCTTCCATATAACAGTCATCTTTTGACAACCATCACATTCTTTAAGCTTTGACTTCATTCTTCAATCTAGGTAAAGTGACTGGAGCATCTTTTAAATCCAAAAAGTTTTTTGGAAGAATACCCTCAGCAATAAAGATAGCAATAATATCTTGCTTCTCAATACCTAAATCTTTAAAAGTTAAAGTGTTCTTAAACTTCTCATCTGTCTCAGTATCAGCCAGTAAGAACTGTGTCATTGGACTGTTTGGAAATAGAGTTTCAAAGATTAAGTTAGAATATTTAATGGTCAGCTGCTGTTTAAACTTATTAAGTGTAACCTGAGCACGCTTGTAAACATTAATTATTCTTTGTTTCTTCTTACTACACATAGTAGCAAGTTCCTTCTCTGTAAGGGCATCTAGACCATAGAGTGCTCTCTTATAGAGATAGTTCTGATAAGCTGAATAGCCATCAGATTCATACTGCACATAGGTCTTACCTGCGTACAATTGGTAATCTCTTACCTGTTTTTTAAGCTTTTCCATAATATACATTTTTTAAAATCATAAAAAAAGGGGAAACTTACTTTGTCTCCCCTTTTACATCAATCAACATTTTTCAATTAACTTTCAATTGAAAACTCTTCATTAGGTTTAATACTTGCAGTGACATTTTGTTGTGCTCTAAGTGCACCTCTAATTTCATCTACATTGTCATGAGCAATTAATTCTTCTTTGACAGTTGGTATATCAGTATAAATAGTCTTTCTATAAATAGGTTGACCATTTACTTTACACACAACTCCTGTTGTACCAGCAATTTTAAGATCATTTTCAGGACTCTTAGTATTAAATGGTGTAAGTGATTCTCTAATCACTACTCTACCACTTAACTCTTGACCTGCATAATAACCACTTACTTGAAGTTCTCCTACATATCCGTGAATAAGAGCTGGAACTTGGATTCTTCTAAGAAATCCATTTACATCTACAAGTTGTTTTGTTTGTACAACTTTTACATACCCATATTCAGGGTTATTTTTTGACTGTGTAATAACAGCCTGTGTTGTGGGATCACCCACAACGTACACTTTAGACTCCATAAAATATATAGATTTAGAATTTACTCTGTTTCTGCTGATAGATCTATTATATCATCAAAAGGTGATGAATCATCAGCAATTTCATTTATGTCAAGTTCATCTGAATTGACAAAATCAAAGTCATACTCTTTGTTAGAATTTTTTTCTACGGAAGATCCTGTAAAAGGATCAATAATATGTTCTCCGTAATCAATGGACATGAGGTATTGTATATCCAGATCAGTTATTTCAAGATATTGTTCTATTGTTATTGTTATAACTTTCCCGTTAGGTAGCTGGTAATACATTTTCTATATCTTCAGTAAATATACATGATAAATTTACCTAAGATTGCACAAAGATGCAGAAATCCAGTACTATATAGCTAAACAAGAATAAAGGGGGTCGTAACCCCCTGATATTCTTTGGTCAGGAAAAGCATATCAACAGATATACTATCTTAAAACTCTTCAATGACTTCTAATACGTCTTTATAACTAATAAAGCCAGTATCTTGATAAGTGTTACCATCATCACCTACATTAGTAAATGATATATAGTAAGAAGTATTATCATGAAAACCCCTGAATTCTTTAATGATTGCAGTGCAAGCACCTGCTTCATCAACAAGGCCTTTCTCTTTCATCTTTTCTACATTGGTCTTATAACTAACACCAGAAGCAAATACCTTAATCATAGTACCATTAGGTAATACAGTTGGTGCAATATCACCAAGATAAGTCTTAAAGAACATACTTGATGCATTATCAGAATAACCAATACAATAAGATAGTACTTTAGCTATCTCATCTGCATTTGCATGTTTGATAATACCCTTTAGAGCATTATACAAATCAGTTTCATCTAGTTGTAAGTTAATCTTAGTCATTGATCCTCTTATAATTTCTAATCTTGGTTAATAATTGCTCATTATAATTGGTAAACCAACTTTGTCCACCAATCTTTGTTCCTACATTGGGAGCATCCATATTTACAGGCATAACTACTGTTGCACCTGTTTTTAATGGATTACCCTCATTGTCTACTATGGTAACATCAAAGTTAAACCCTAGTACTGATGTGAATATCTTCATTTGAATAATAAATTAAGTGTAACAAAAAGCCCCTGATTGCTCAGAGGCTATGGTGATTCCATCTGGACTCGAACCAGAAATCCAAGCTTAGAAGGCTAGTGTTATATCCCTTTAACTATGGAACCATTAGATAATCTTTTGCTAAGTTAATACCTTTTGTTTGATTGTTTTTACTTTCCTCAACTCTTAGAGTCACTGTTTTATCAAACTGTGAAGGTATAACGTAGTATACTTCTTTGCTTTCTGGACAATATATGGCAAGTAAATCAATAAGAGACTTATCTACTGCTTTTGTATGAACACCATGTGAGTCAGAGTATGAACTTGAAAAAGATACAAAAACAGATCCTTTTCTTAATGTTCTATACTTAACAGAAACTCTCATTAATACACCATCTTGTTTAACAGCAATTAAATCAAACGGTAAGTGTTCAGATAATGGTAAACATACCTGAATTCCTTTTGACAATAAGTCTGCAATTACATTACCTGTGCCTTTGTCTCCTTTGTCTTTTGTATGGTGTCTCATAGTTAATTGTTTCTATAAAGATACAAAATAATTATGAGACCACCAAATACCTAATGTGTTGCTCTATCCAGCTGAGCTACAGGACCATTTGGTTATCTGTTTACCATATAGATAAACATGCAGACAACAAAGATAATGAATCCTGCTAACATCAGTTGAAGTGGAAGCATTGCCATTTCATGTT